ATGACTCCACTTGTATACGATCCAGTTAACTTCACTCCACGTAAAGGTGTCATGACACGTTACGCGAAGAAAGTAGTTCGTCCAGAATTCTACGGAAAAGTATACGTTCATGGATTAAATGTACTTTAATAGTTAATTAAATTATTAAGTTAACAACTTAAAGACTTATAAAGGGGATGGCTTCAGTCATCCCTTTTTTACTATTCAAATATTTATAATAAAGGAAATACATGGCAGTTGATAGACATAAATACTCAATGCAGGCTATAATTCGATATGATGGTCGACTTGTAGATGTATTGGATCGAATTCGTGCAATTCGTTTAGTACTCATGGTTCATATTGAACAAGACTTAGGGCTTGATAAAGAATTAATTACAATTAAAATTATGACGCCATATCCTGCTAGAGAAACGTTTCAAGCAATTCGTAGATTGTCCATGGGTAAAATTGAAACTCTTAAAGATATGACACTTCGAGAATCTACGCTTACAAAATTATTTTAAACTAAAAATTGGTTATTATGACAACAAACAAGGAAAAAACGCCTCCGAAAAATGATATTAAGTTTTCAATTACATTATCAGAAGAACAAAAAAAGGCAAAAGCAAAAATAATTGAAACGCCATTTAATTTTATATTAGGAAAGGCTGGTTCAGGAAAAACATTATTAGCAGTTCAAATTGCATTAGATATGTTTTTTAAACGACAAATCAATAAAATTATTATAACTCGTCCTACAGTATCAAATGAAGACAACGGTTTTTTGCCTGGATCATTAAATGAAAAAATGGAACCATGGTTAGTGCCATTACGTAGTAATATGCGTAAAGTATATAATAAACTAGAGATTTTAGAAAAAATGGAAAAGGAAGAAAATATTGAACTTGTTTCTTTAGCACACTTTCGAGGTCGCACATTTGACCATGCAATTTGTATTGTAGACGAATTTCAAAATTTAACTAAACAACAGTTACAGATGGTATTATCTAGATTAGGTAAAGACAGTATCATGATATTAACGGGTGATAAGTATCAAATTGATTTAAAGTTTATAAATGATTCAGCAGTTCATGATGTGCCAAAATTAACTAAATCAAAATATGTAAATGAAGTTATATTACTAGATAACCATCGTCATGAAGCTTTAGATGAAATTTTGAAGCTCTTAAATGAAACGTATTGATATTTATATATAAAAAGGAAATGTAATGGATTACAGTCAATCAAAACCCATATGGCCCGGTTCTTCTTCGTTTACAACTGGATCTACACCATTTGGATTCTTTGATGCTGATCCGTTGTTTCAACAACACGCAGATAAGTTTGCAAAGTATGCCGCACAGCATATCGGATATCCAATAATGGATGTCGAACTACAAGCTATTAATTTTTATACTGCATTTGAAGCTGCTGTAATGGAATATTCAAATCAAGTTAATCAAATTAATATTGTTAACAACTTAATGAATACATTAGGTGTGCAAACTGGATCCAGTTTTTTAACAAGTCAAGGATTTACCGGCGCCGTTGTAGGAAATTCATTTAGTTACATAACTAAATTATCTAAAGCATATGGTACTGAAGCTGATTCAGGCGGTACTGTAAAATGGAGAAAAGTTGAAATAGATATGGTGCCTGGACAACAAACGTATAGTTTACGTAGTGCCGTATCAAAATCATTAGCTGAAAATAGTATTGCGTTATCAAATACAAGTTCAATTGAAGTTAAACGAGTATTGCATAATCCACCTCCAGCAATTGTTCGATATTTTGATCCATTTGTTGGTACAGGATTGGGATCACAACAATTATTAGATTCATTTAATTTTGGTGGATTTTCTCCATCAATTAGTTTCATGATGATGCCTATACATGCAGATTTAATGAGATTACAAGCAATTGAATTTAATGATCAAGTACGTAAGTCTCATTATACATTTGAGATACATGGTGATGATATTAAATTTTGGCCAATACCAACTTCTGGTACTGGTAGTGCATCATCTACTATATTTTATGGTCAAGTTTGGGTTGAATATATTTTTGAAGAAGAAAAAAGTAAGGATGCACTTTTATTCGGCAATACAGCACTTTTAACCGATGTTGTAAGTGACGCGTCTAATATACCATATACATATCAAACATACAAGAGTATTAATGATATGGGGCGTGCGTGGATAATTAAATATGGTGCCGCACTTGCAAAAGAAATGTTAGGCTATGTACGGGGTAAATATTCATCTGTACCAATTCCAAATGCAGAAGTAACACTTAATGGTTCTGATTTAGTGTCACAGGGACAATCAGAAAAAGAAGCATTAATAACACAGCTTAGAGAATTTTTAGATAAAATGACACGAGAACAAATGTTGACGAGACAAAATGCGGAAGCAACTCAGATGAATGAAATTCTCGGAAAGGTTCCATTAAAAATTTATGTTGGATAAAGGAGATTGTATATGGCACTTTTTGGGGGTATTAGGGATGCAAAATTTTTAGCATCTATCAATTCTGAATTGTTAAACGCAATCGTTGACACGGAAATTGAATTCTATAAACTTATTGTAGATCATACCGAATCAAATATTTATGGAGAATCTACTTCTAAAAATTATTATGATTCTATATTAATTCCATGTTTAATAACTAAAGAAACAAAAACATCGAACATGGATGATTATGGTCATACATATACACGTACAGCACAATTTGGAATATCTCGAGATATATTAGAACGGGCAGACTTTTATCCTGAAGTTGGTGATATTATATTATGGGATAATGAATATTATGAAATCGATAATGTAGATGCAAATCAATATTTTGCAGGTAAAAATCCAGAAACATGGCCAAACGGATCACAACATGGTTATAGCGTATCTGTTTTATGTGATGCACATGCAACTAGACAAACACCATTGGGAATAAAAAATATCAGACGTGGGGGAAATAATACGTCACCTGCATATAAAGGACATTAATGCCTAGAATTAATAGAAGAGATATTGATAGAAAAACTAATAAACCGTCACCATTTCGTACGGAGAGTCCACTTCCTGATGAAATTCTAAACCGAAGTGAGCAAATGCGTAGGGATGATGATATCATACGTACATCACAACGTACGGTTTATGATATCGATTATGCAATAAAATGGTTTATTGAAAATGAAATGCGTCCGCAAATCGAAGCAGACAAACAAATCATTGCAGTTCCTGTTATATTCTCTAACGGAGAAAAATGGGATAATGTACGTAGATTAGGATATCTTCGGGATGAAAAGGGTATGTTGCAATCTCCATTAATCATGTTGAAACGTAACAGTGTAGTTGAAAAAGATAATCAACGTACACTCGATGTTAATAGAGGATATCCAGGTAACTATTTTGTTCATAAATCTAAATACAATTCTAGAAATAGATATGAAGATGAATTAATACCAATACCTATAAATAATACAACAGCTGATTCTGAAAAAATTTATGTTGTAGATATTCCTAAATATGTTACTGTTGAATATGACATGATGTTATGGTGTGATTTTACTACGCAATTAAATGGACTAGTAGATCAAATATTACCATATGGACGTTTTTCTTGGGGAAATGAAGGAAATAAATTCCCAACAGCAATTGGTCAAGTTAGTTTTGAAACTGTTAATACCGTAGGAGAAGATCGTTTAGTTCGAGCAACAATTCCATTAACCGTACAAGGCACGTTGTTGTCTGCTCAAGAAGCTAGAAAATCAACACTAAGGAAAATGTATTCAGTTAAAAAATTAACATTTGAACAAGTTATTGATGTTGATGTTGATATATTTAGTACTACCGTAGTTCCACCACAATTATTACAAACACAAAATGTATTGGTGAGTGGAGGAAGTGTTGTCGTATCAGGTGGCGGTACTACTGCTACTATTGATTTAGCTACAATGACATATTTGACTAATTTGTCAGATAAAGTTGCAACATATGTATCTACAACTACCATTTCCATATCATCTTTAGCAGCAACAAATCCAGTTACATTAGCAGCTGCTACTAAAAATGAATTCAATGTTTATATTAATGGACAATATATTGATAAAATGGCATATACATGGACTCCTAGCAGTACTATAAATCAAACTATAGTTTTTGATACATCAATATTAGGTTACGGTATAGAAGTAAACGATGTTATCGTTATTAATGGGAGATGGGCATAATGGCAAGACAATTTCGTCCAGGACAATTACGTACCGGATCTCTTTATGATATATCTTCTAGCTTTGCATTAACCGCATCATATGCAGCAAATGCTGGTACAACAATTAATACCGGTTCATTTATAACTACCGCATCATTTAATGCATTTACTGCATCATACACAACCGGGTCATTTACAGGATCGTTTATTGGTAATGGTAGTGGATTAACAGGATTGCCGATTCAATCATTTAATACCGGATCATTTGCAACCACCGGGTCGAACGTATTTATCGGAAATCAAACTATTACCGGGTCACTTTTAATAAGCGGGTCTACTACACAAATTGGCACTAACAACCTATTAGGACAAACAAACCTATCCGGATCAATTTATGTATCCGGATCAATGAATGCACTTGCAAACTTAACTTTAGCTGGAACATTTCGCCTTGATCCAACTCAAGATCCAAGCAATACAAACTTAACAGCATCATTCCTATTTACATCTGCATCTAACACAGCCCAAGGATATGATTTATATTATCGCCAAGATGGAAACCTAGTTAAATTCAAGTGGCTCGAAGGTGGAATAAGTAGTGGTCTTTTGTATGGAGGTAAGATAACAAGTAGCGGGTCGATGATATACGTGTCATCAGGTTCTGGTGTTATTTTAGATCCAAACGCAACATTCACTAAAGAAATCAATCCACAATTTACATATGTAACTTGGGCTAATTATTCAGCATCTGCTACGTATTTAACATCATCACAAAACACATACATATACGTTGATAGTTTTGGAGTCGTACGGCAGCAAACTGCTTTCTTCGATCAAACACAGTACGAGCAAGCAATTCCACTAGGACGTGTTACGCATCCAAACTACATTTCAATTACTGGAATTGGGAGCAATGTTCAAACTACATACGATAGTGATTCACAACAAAGCGCATTCGTCCGAGCATTTGGACCACTAAAGGTTAGTGGCTTCTCAATACAAGCCCATCCAGGAAGCTTGAGTTTTGGAGTAGGCAGTGGTACTGCTTTTACCTTAGGAGGGTTTTATTCACAAGATCCAAACAGCCCATCACACTACAATGGTGCTGCAACACCCACTGCATCGATTGCTCGAGCATATAGATCCGGTTCTGGAGTTCGTTTAGATAATAACAACGGTGCATTTTATACAACAATTGATCCTGATTATTGGGATGATGGGACCGGCGTATTAAACACAATGTCCACAGGAGATTGGCAGATACAACGTGTATTCTTTAATCCAGTATCCGGAAGATCAACAGTATACTACGGCCAAAACACATATACGACGCTACTAAATGCTTTACAGTATTTAGCTACTGATAGTTTCACTGAAGGAGATTTTACTGCTAACTCGTTGATATTCATAGGTTATTTGGTATTAAAAGGTCAAACTAACAACATCACTGATACCAATAACAACAGAGTCATCAATGGTGGTATTTTTAGAAACATTGCCGGTGGTTCATCTGGCGCTGGTGCAGTTGCACAAAATCTAAATGATTTATCTGATGTAACGATTACTACTCCGAGTAATGGTCAAGCTCTTGTTTATAACTCAGGCACATGGGAGAATGGTACGCCGGTATTAGCTTCCACTGCAAGTTATGTTCTTAATGCAGTTTCTTCAAGCTTTACATCAAACGCAGCAACATCAAGTTATGTGCAAACAGCACAGACTGCATCATATGTATTACAAGCAGTTAGTTCATCTTTTGCAACTAGTGCATCTTATGCCCCAGACACAACATTTCCATATACCGGTTCTGCTCGTATAACTGGATCGTTATCAATAACGGGGTCAACAATATCTACCCAAATTGGAATAGGTGCTGCGCCAAACGGGTCAACACCACTTGATGTAAAAGCACAAGGTGCTTTATCAACTGATATTGCTTTTAGAGTTAGAAATAGTACAGAAACAGCCAACATACTAACGGTTAATGGTGACGGAACACAAACCTGGTTTAGACCAGCAAACAATGTATTAAGCACAATTAAATCAGATACATATAATTTAATTCAATGGAGTAATGAAAATTTTTATAACATTGCTATTGGATATATAACTGGTTCTTCAAATTTAATAACTCCTACTAAAGGATATAATACACTACTCGGCGGTAGTACT